CTCTTCTGAAGTTATCAAAAAAGTCATTGTGAAAACCAAGAAAATGGTTTCGTATTAAATCTAGCTCAGTCATATTAACCTCCTTGTTAAAGCAAGATTACATGGACCCTTAAAGGCATCCATACATTATATATAAACTATATTAACCACTTTTTCAAGTCTTCTCCTAAAACTTTTGTTGCTAAATTAATCTTTCCGCGTAAGTTTTTTACAATAAATTCGTCTATTGTACCGTCTGATATAAGGTCAATATAAGTTACTTTCTTCGTTTGACTTATACGATGTGCTCTATCTTCTGATTGTAATCTAATCTCTAAATCGTAACTATTGCTGTAATATACAACAGTATTACTAGCAGTGAGAGTGAGACCATACCCTCCGGTCTTAGGATTGCCAACGAAAAATCGCAAATTGCTTTCTCTATCTTGGAAGCGAGCAACAATATCTTGGCGGTCCCTATCAGCAGTATCACCAAAGAAAGATTCCACACTGTCCTTTCCGTATTTCTCAGAAAGTGTGTTTGTAATTTCTTTAATATCATGACGGTATACCGCCCAAATAATAACTTTTCCATCTACCTCCTCCAATATGTTTAGTAGTTCATTTATTCTATTATTTTTTAACGGTCTAACTTCACCGTCATCTGTAGCTAAGTGTCCACAAGTAATTTGATGTAATCTAATCATTTGTGCCAAGGCACTAGCCGCTGTTGTTTGTGAGCCTTCAAGTTCTGTTAAGGCGTGTTTTTTCATTTCCACATATGCTTTAAGTTGCTCTGATGTCAAAGCCACACTTCTTTTCATATATACCTTATCCGGTAAATCCAAGCAGTCCTCTTTTAACACTCTATATGAGAAGTTTTCTAGCTTAGAATTAAGCTCGTCTAATCGTATGTATCCTGTCACTAATTTAAAGCTATGACTACCTACATTACGGTCCACCATCATTGCGTAACGGTTCTTAAACGTGTAATAAGACGAGAAATCTAAGTAAAATGGATCAAGGAAATAGCACTGTGTATACAAATCTAATGGACTTTTCGTTACTGGCGACCCTGTTAGTATCCGCCTATACTTTGCGCGATCGCGTAATTTCAATACATTTTTGGTTCGTGATGCTGTGGGAGATTTTATCGTCGTTGATTCATCAATTGCCATCAGTGTTTGATGTGCTATTAAAAATCTTTGAGCTATATCTAAACCTTTTTTTGTACTAAATGCCTCTATATTCATCAAGAATATAGTCAGTTCTTCACCGTGCTTAAATAATTTTCTATTTTCTGCTTCTTGTTTTTTCGTTGCAGAAGGTGACCACGTCACTACATTATACAATACATGCTCTGGCATATGAATAGGTATTTCTTGACGCTCCCAGTTTCTGTATACACCTTTTGGTGCGACAATTAGCGCGGCATTAATCTTGCCCCTATCATAGAGCATGGCAATATTATCAACCAATACTTTAGATTTACCTGTACCCATTTCCATAAATAAGGCAAAGTTTTCTTTGTTATAGCTTGCACCTAATGCATGTAATTGATGCGCATAAGGCTCTGTTTTAAACTTATAATCCATAATGTATCCTTCTATAATTCTTATTTTATAAATAACACTTGCAAAACTTTTTGTCAATGGTATATGCTAATCAAAGGAGAAAGAATGACGGTATATGTAGTACAAGAAGTTTCGGGTAGAAATATTTTAAGTGCAGAAAAGTTTGGCAAATTAGAATTATTATTACCAGAAGGTTCTCAATTAGTTTTAAGTGCTGGACCAACAGTGAAGAGACTAAATTATAAACTGAGAAATTTTAATGATGAAGATTACTTATTATTAATGGGTGATCCATCTGCTATCGGTATAGCATGTGCCATAGCTGCGACACAAAATCGCGGGAAATTTAAATGCTTGAAATGGGATAGAAGAGAGTATAAATACTATCCCATAGAAGTTAACTTATATGAGAGAGGAGAAATTGATGAGTAACTTACTTGACGAAATGGAAAGTGATGTAACAACGCCAACGATTGGTGACAACTCTTTAAAAGAGATGGCTGATTTGTGCGCGGAACAAGCGTCGCTTGAAGAAGAAATGAGACAGTTAGAAGAGCAGTTAAAAGCGAAAGCGAAAGCCGCTCGTAAATTGTCACAAGAAATAATTCCGGCAAAAATGTCAGAATTAGGATTAGAAAGTTTGACACTAAAAGATGGTTCATCTGTAAAGGTGAAACAACTAGTGCAAGCTTCTATTCCAGTAAGATATCGCGAAGAAGCATTTCAATGGCTTCGTGATAATGGACATGGCGACTTGATAAAAAACCAAGTATCTGCCACGTTTGGTAAAGGTGAGGATCAATCGGCAAATGAATTTATTGACAATATAAATTCATTAGGATATGAGCATACACAGAAGGTCTGGGTGGAACCCATGACTCTCAAAGCGTTTGTTAGAGAACAAATAAATGAGGGAACTGAGTTACCGATGGACAAATTCGGAGTCTTTGTTGGCGCCGAAACTAAAATAAGTAAAACGTAAAAAGGAGGCCTTATGGCTAATGCAAATGTTGCAAAAAAAGAAGAAAGTAAATTACCTGCACTAAGTCTGGAATTAATGGAAGGGGACGCTCATAGTGGCCTTGAAAATATTTCACAAGACGACTTAGCAACTCCAAGACTAAAAGTCTTGATGCAGTTATCACCAGAACTCGAAGACATCGAAGGTGCAAAAGCCGGAATGATTTTTAATACAGTGACTAATGATCTGTATGACGGATCAAATGGTATTCGTGTTCTACCATGTGCGTATCAACGTCAATACGTTGAGTGGGCTGACAGAGGACAAGGATCGGGTTCTCCGATTAATGTCTATGATGCTTCAAGTGACATCTTGACAAAGACTACAAGGGATGAAAACAACAAAGACCGTTTAGAGAACGGAAACTATGTTGAGACTTGTGGTAACCACTATGTACTACTTGTAACTGAGGACGGAGATTCAACTCCGGCTTTGATTACAATGAAAGCTACACAGCTTAAAAAGAGTAGAAAGTGGAACTCTATGTTACTAAACTTAAAATTAAGTGGTAAGAATGGACTATTTACTCCACCATCTTACAGTCACTACTATCGCCTCAAAACGACAAAAGAGGGCAACGATAAGGGTAACTGGTACGGTTGGGAAGTTAGTAGAGAATCTCAACTTGAAGATGCTAACCTTTACAGTATCGCCAAAGCTTTTGCTGAAAGCGTGAGTAAAGGCGAAGTTAAAGTCAAGTATGAAGAAGAGTCTTCTGCTAGTGAACAAAAGGTTCCGTTTTAACTAACACGGGGCGGGCAACCGCCCCTTTAATTTTAGTGAGTGCATATGGAAGAAAGCGTAAAGAAGTTTAAGAGTATATTTTATGGTTTAGATCGTGCGTACGGTCAATATAAAAGTGATGGCGAGTCAGTAAATGGTAAAGCAAGCGGTCAAGCTTTTATAAAGAAAGCACCTGTGACAGATCAGTTATGGATAGATCACATAGAGGGCAAAGATCCAAGTCTTGGTATTATACCAATAAGAGACGATTCAACATGTATATGGGGTTGTATAGATATAGATACATATCCATTAGATCATAAAAAGATTGTTAGAAAGATAAGAGAATTAGAACTACCACTTGTTATGTGTCGTAGTAAAAGTGGTGGTGCGCACGTATTTTTATTTACAAAAGAACCTGTACAAGCTAAACTTATGCGCGATAAACTACAGGAATGGGCAGGAAAACTAGGTTATGCAAATTGTGAAATATTTCCAAAACAAATTGAGATACAAGCGGATCGTGGAGACACTGGAAACTTTCTTAATCTTCCCTATCACGGTGGCGATGATTCTATGCGTCATGGCTATAGCGACGATGGTAGCGCTAGTAGTCTTAGCGATTTCTTTACTTTATATGACCGTTATTGTACGACCGAAGAAAATTTAAAACAGTTTAAAGTAAAAAGAAAGAATGATATTGAACTAAGTGATGGTCCACCTTGTCTGTCTACATTAATGTCACAAGGTATACCACCCGGCGGAAGAGATAATACATTATATCAGTACGCAGTATATGCAAAAAAGAAATGGCCGGAAGAGTGGTCAACAAAGGTAGAAGAGTTTAATTATAAATATATGGAAACACCATTACCGGCACAACAGGTTCTTAAAACAATAAGACAACATGAGAAAAAAGATTATCAATACAAATGTAAAGATCAACCTATGTGCGGTGTATGTTCATTAAATATTTGTAAAGGTAAACAGTACGGTGTTGGTAATTCGTTTGAACATCAAGTCAGTGACTTAACAAAGTATGAAAGTGATGAGTCAACATGGTTTTTAAATATAGACGGTAGAATATTAAAACTATCATCTGATCAATTATATAATCAACATAAATTTAGACAAGCATGTATGAATGAAATTAATGTTATGCCTAACATGATGAGACCAAATGATTGGGATAGTAGATTACAAGTATTACTAGATAATGTTGTTGTTATACAGATGCCACATGAGATTACAAAGACAGGTAGATTTGAAAGTTTACTTGAACGTTTCTTAGAAGATCAAGGTATAGCAGAACACATAGATGAAATAGATATGGGTAAAGCATTATTTGAAGAAAGAGAATATGAAGAAAAAGAAGGTAAAGTAAACAGAGAAACTGCATATTTTAAATCAGATTGGTTGCAGAAGTTTTTAAAGAAAAATGATTTTAAAGATTTTAGCACCACACAAATGTTGGCTCATATTAGAAGTAAATTGAATGGCGGGGATGCAAGAAGAAAAATAAAAGGTAAAACAGCGTATCTGTGGTATGTACCTTGGATAAGAAAGAATAGTGATGACTTTGAGACACCGGACATGGGAGAGGAGACACCATTTTAATGAAAAGAATTCATGTCAACATGCACAAGGTAAGAGCAAATAAAAAACACGGAACAAATGAGCCTGTTTTAACTATTAAAGAAGGTAAGAGTAATACTTATTGTCATGAAGTAGATATTTTAGGACCATCGAAACTTGTATATAGACCAAATAAACCATTAAGTTGTGGTGCAAGAGTATGGATTGAAACAGATGCGGAGTTAAAAATAAAATGAGAAACATTATTTTTGGTCCACCCGGAACAGGTAAGACAACACACTTACTACGCATAGTAGAAAAAGAGTTACGTGAAAATAAAGTTAATCCTAATAAGATTGCTTATCTTGCTTTTACAAATCAAGCGGCGGATGAAGCATTATCTCGTGCTATCTCACAGCTAAATTATAACACGAAAGACTTTATGAACTTTCGTACACTACATAGTTTAGCATATAGAGAGCTACACTTAAAAGAAGAAAATATTATGAGTGATACAGATTATGTAAACGTATCAAATAAAACACAAATAAAATTAAGTAATCCAAATAAAAATATTAAATCACATGGTGCTAGTTTTCCCGATGATGTGTTTATGCAAGTGATAGATGGTGCAAAGATAAGAGGACTTACAACAGAAAACTTTTTTAATGATCCTAGTATAGGACATTTAGATGGTGGTTTAACTAAATTAAAATACATTGATGAGTCTTTAGTAAAGTACAAAAGAGAAAGAAATAAATATGACATGACAGATATGATTGTTGATTTTAATCAAAAACATTATGACCTTATGCCAAAGTTTGATGTAGTTATTATTGATGAAGCACAAGATTTAAGTTGGTTACAATGGAAAATGGTTGAACGCATTGTTTCAAATGCAAAGCGAGTATATGTAGCGGGCGATGATGATCAAGCTATCTATCGTTGGGCGGGTGCAAGACCAGAGTACTTAATGAATATGGAAGGAACACGGACCATACTAAATAAGTCACATCGTTTAGCAGAGTCTATTCATGCAAAAGCAAATAGATTAATTAAGCGTGTTAAGGATAGAGTAGATAAAGAGTGGACAGCGCGTGATGAAAAAGGACAAGTCAATATACACCCGGTTGAACAATTACAAAAAATGAAAGAAGGAAAATGGCTAGTTTTAGCCAGAGATGGATATCGTTTAGATAAATTAGAAGAAGAATTAAAATTATATGGTTATTTTTTTGAAAGAAAAAGAAGTGATGGAGATAAAGTATCTATTAATAAACGCGTACAAGAAGCTATACTTGCATGGGAAGATGTACGTAGAGGTAAAGAATTAGATATAAAAAGAGTGAAGTATTTTTATAATTACATCAAAACAGGAACAGGTGTTGATAAACAATTTAAAGCAATGAAGAATGTAGATAAAGATAAAATGTTTACCTTTGATACATTAACAAAAAATTACGGATTAAAATTAGATAAAGAATTACCTTGGTTCAAGGCATTAGAAAATATAGAATTGCAAAAGAAAACGTATGTACGGATGTGTTTACGTCGTAAAGAAAACATTAGACGCGAACCACGGATCAAATTATCTACAATACATGGATCAAAAGGTGGAGAAGCAGATAATGTTATGTTGTTAACAGATTTAACTCGTAAGGCTGATGCATCGTATTGGTCACAACGAGACGAAGAGCGACGCGTATTCTATGTGGGAATGACGCGTGCAAGAAACACTTTGAACATTGTGAGATCACAAACGGACAGAGAATTTACGGAGGCATTTTAATGTTTACAATAGACACTGCACTAAAACAAGTCGGTGTAACAGAAAAACAAGTACGCAGAATACGTGCTGAGTTACCAAAAATAAACCGTGAGAAAGTAGACGCGCAGTTAAAAATATTATTACTTGATTTACAACTACTTACAAATGATTTACGGTCTATAAACACAAAGGAGAAAGATGAAAACTAGAGAATATTTAGACACAGCGGCAAAGGTAGTTACTGGTCAACGTCAACATGATTACGGTGACAAGTATCAGAATCACGAAAACATTGCAAACTTATGGAGTGCATATTTAGATTATACTATATCAGCACATGATGTGGCTATATGTATGTTACTTGTAAAAGTAGCACGATTAAAACACAGACCCACAAAAGATTGTTACATAGACATGGCGGGATATGCGGCGATTGCGGGTGAAATAAACGATAGGAAAGAAGATGCCATTACAAGAACCATTGTTCCCACCGAAAAGTGAGTGGAATCCACCAGAGAAAGTTCCTAATCTTTCTGAAGCAAAAGAAATTGCGATAGATTTAGAAACTTACGATCCAGAAATAAAAACTAGAGGTCCGGGTTGGGCAATTAATAATGGTTATATAGCCGGTGTTGCTATAGCTGTTGAAGGTTGGAAGGGTTACTTTCCTATACGCCATGAGGGTGGTGGTAATTTTGATGAGGGTATACTCAAAAGACAAATACAAAAGATCATGGATTTACCATGTGATAAAATATTTCATAACGCCGCTTACGATGTAGGTTGGCTTAGATGGTGGGGTGTAGAAGTTAAAGGTAAAATTATTGATACCTTAATTGCCGCGCCATTAATAGATGAGAATAGATTTCGTTATTCATTAAACGAATTAGGTAAAGATTATTTAAAAGAAACAAAGTCAGAAGGATTATTATATGAAGCCGCAAAAGAATGGGGCGTGGATCCAAAAGCAGAAATGTATAAATTACCGGCTATGTATGTTGGTCCTTATGCAGAACAAGACGCAGATTTAACACTGAGACTATGGCAATACTTTAAAGTAGAATTAATTAAGCAAGAATTATCAAGTATATTTGATTTAGAGACACGACTCTTTCCATGTCTATTAGATATGAAAACAAAAGGGGTGCGCGTTGATTTAGAAAAAGCAGATAAAATAAAAAAAGATTTACAGAAAAAAGAAAATAAACTTTTAGCACAAGTAAAAAAAGATACAGGTGTTGATGTTGATATATGGGCGGCAGTAAGTGTAGCGAAAGCATTTGATAAATTAAAAATTAAATACGAACGAACGCCAAAGTCCAATCAACCAAAGTTT